CCATTTAATGTAAGTGCAGTTACTGGTGTATCTGCGTGAAACTCTATTTCAGTAGTTGAACTTACACTCCAAGTGCAAGACACAATCGCAAGTCTGGGGTCAGTTGAGGCACCAGCAAGTGCAGATGCATCTACAACTCCAGTTGCAGTACCATTCGTCCCAGTAATTGTGACATGAACGACTGTTTCAAAGTCTGTATCTTTTAATAATCTTGATACATATGCCATTTTACTTTCCTATTGTTAACATTTCTCTTTCAAAGTAACTCATCAATTCTTTGTTAGTTACCTTGTGTTTCTTAGAAACTGAATTAATATTGTTCTCAAAACTATTTATAAAATCTGAAGAGTTAGAATCCATTTTATTGAATATTTCATCAACTGCCTTCTTCATTTTAGGAGTCAGTTTTTTATATTCTTTACTTCTTTTATGTTCGTCTTTTTCTACTATTTTAGAGTAAAAATTATCAAACCTCATCGTCCCCTACCTCTGGTATATGTGATGTTACCATATCTTTTGCAATAGTCTGTCTTTCTTTTTCTAAAGTTTCTCCAACTTTATCAGACATAATATTTTTAAAATCAGACTCTGACTCTAAATTGTTACCACTAACTATATTATCAACCATTGATTTTATTTTTTCTTGGCTCATTACCATCTCCTTTTTGTTCAAAGTTATTGTCGCCATCTTCTCCGTTATCGTCACCCTCACTATCCATTTGTTTTTGCATCTCACCTATTTCATCATCTGTTAAGTGTAATACATTTTTCTTAACCCACTCTTTAGAGAAATATGTACCAACATAGTTTTCAACTTGTGATAACATTTCTAATCTCTCTTTAAGTAGTTCTGCATTTTTTAATTCTGTAAAGTTGTTATCTTGTAAGAAATCAAACTGTATATGTTCAGACATTGATTTCCATTCTTCTTCTGCAATAACACCAGTAAGAATTAATTGTGTTTTAAGTAAATCATTAAAGATTACCGAGAATTTCTTTCTTAACTTACCTACAAATTTAGTAAATTTTAATTCATCTCTTGTAATCTCTGTTGACCTACCTAATGAAAAGTTTTGTTCTGCTTCTAATCTTGAGATAGGAACATTTAATGAACGATATAACTTTCTTTGAAAGTATGTAATATCATCTATCTCACCAAGATTTGCACCACCAGGCAGTGTAGTAATCTCTGTTCCTCTACCACCTTCTCTTCTTGGTAACCAAAAATCTTCTAACATGGACATATGATTTCTATCGTCACGAATCTCACCAGTAGATGCATCATATACCAGTTTGTTACGATAACGATTCATAACATCTTTAAGATATTGTTCTGCTTTTATTTTAGGTAAATTACCTACATCAATATAAAATATTCTTCTTTCTGGAGCTCTTGATATTCTATAAATTACCACAGAGTCTTCAATCATTCTTAATTGATTTACTGGTTTGATTGCTTTATTAAGATACGATAATACTGTACCTTTATGCATATCAATAAGTCCAGATGGACAATATGAAATTGAATCAAATGTTAATTTAACACCAGTAGAAGTATTATTAACTTGATGTCCATGTTGATTATATATGTAAAACTCTTTGAATTTTTTTACAACATCAACACCACCCTTTTTATCAGTTTGTACTTCTCTAACTTTTTTAATTTTTCTAGGGTCAATATAACGAAGTTGTTGAATACCTTTTCTTGGACTCTTAGTATCAATAACTTTATGATAGAATAATCTTCCATCAACATACCATCTTCTAAAAATATCGTGTGCTTTATTATTAAAATCTAATAATTGAAGGATTCTTTCAAACTCTTCTTTTATTCTTTTTTTAATTGAAGTAGAAACTTGTAAATTATCTAATGCAATAGATACACACATATCTCTTTCATCAGATGCGATTGCTTCACTTACGATATCTTCTATTGCACTATCACACTCTGGTTGTATTGCAATATCTCTATATCTTCGGATTAAATCATCTTCTGTGCGAGAACGACCATCTGTATCTAGAATCGTGGAATAGAAACCACCACCAGATATGTCGTATGTACCATCGTCAGTAGCTGGAGGCGTTACTGCCCCCAACTCCTTTTCTTTTCTTTTTATTTCAAAACCAAAAAACTCAGCCATTATCTACAACTCCTTTATATTGTTATATTTATAGAGTTATAAATTGATGCCTGTGACTCTGAATGTGTCATATCTCCAAGTAATATCAAACTGTTCAATAGCATCGTTAGTATCATATGCAAGTTCTATTGCACCTAATGCTTGAGGATAACAACCTTCAAGTACATATTGATGAAGAATTGTATCATCTCTATCTAACTGTTGAACAATCATATCCACTCTGTAATCAGCTGGGTTGGTTGCACCAGTATTATTAACTAAATCATTAATACCGTTCATCCATCTTTCAATTTCTCTACGAACTCCAAAATCTGTATCGTTAAATACAGAAGTAGTCCATACTTCAAAAGTTCTTTCACCAGCAACATAAAGTTGTCTACCTCTGAATGGAATTGCAATTTCAGCAAGTGTTTGACCAGGCAAAGATGCTGACCTACACAGAAATGCAAATTGTTCAGTATTGATAGCTGCAGTTACTTGTCCGACTGGTGGGGGTAAAATTACCCTAAACTGATTGGCACGAGCACCACCACCAGCGAGTCTTGATTTAAAGTCGTTAATATTTGCCATCTAATTACCCTCCTATCTCTGTAAACGCAACACCAGTTCTTACAGCGACAAAGTTAAGAGTGATAAAGTTGATAGACCTTGTTGGTTTAACAAAAATGTCAGCAACAAATTCGTTTCTATCAATTACTTCACCAGTGTTATTAGATTCATCTGCAACTACTTTAAAGTCAGTAATACCTCTTCGTCCTTGAATCTCTCTCAAGAAAGGTTCTACTAGATTTTTAAACTGAGCTCTTGTGAATTCATCATTGAACTCAAATAGTTGGAACTTAGCTGCAGTTGCGATTGCCTTTTCAAGAATAATGAATAATCTTCTAACATTAATTCTGTCAAATGCACTTGGTTTTGCAAGAGCAGTCTTATCACCAAATAACACAGTACCTTGGCCAGGAAATGAGTTAACTGGATTAATTCTTGCTTTATATAGTGTATCTCTTTGGTCTTTATTAGGTTCGTATGCAAGTTTAACTGCACCTCTAATTTGACCTCTGGTAAAACCAGCAGGAGAGAAAAATGCATCTGCAACAGATTCAGTAAATGCAGTTACACCAGCAATATCACCATTTAATGGTACATAACGATATACATCGTTAAATCTATCATATTGGTATTTGTAACCACTATCAAAAACTGCAAATGATGTACTTGGAAGTAAATCAAAAAAGTTCTTGACATTTGTAGTTTGTGTGTTAGAATCTGCAACACCTACAACATCACTTCTCTCTGGGGAAATAAAGACTAATGCATCTTTTCTTTTTTCTACAATAGTTACTAAGTTTGTTGCAAGAGTTGAACTTGCTTTTGCAGCCATAATTAAGTTTACATCAACCGCTTCACCGTCATCAAATCTTGCGTATGAAGTAAGTTGTTCACCGTCTGTAACAGCATAATCGTCTGTTCCATTTGCAAGAGTTGACCTATCTACATTTTCTACACCAGTTGTAAGTTTGTTAAAAAACTTTGAACCTTGTACTGATAAATCAGATGAAAGAGGTTGACCCCAGTCACCAGATGCATCAATAGCTGCAGTTGGATGGTCTCCCCAATAAACAAATTTAGAATCTCTGTAAATTACATCTGGATAAAAATTTGAATTACCTTGAGGTGTAGTTGCTTCTGGGTGTTTTGATACAAATGCAAATGTTTCTAGTACAGAGTTTAATCTCTCACCAGCAACATCGTTATCAAAACCAGTTTGTCTTCCAGATGAATCGTATACAACTATGTGTATTTCATCATCACCAACACCCCTTGCAGATGCAAATTCAGATGTGCCTGGAGCAGTATCAAATAAATCTGAAAATCTCCAGTATCTTTTTACATAAGAATCGTCTGCTAGGTCTGCGATTAATCCACTACCAGCAGGGTCATCTAATTGTCTTATTGTAATTGTTTCAGCAGATGTGTCAACTGCTGTAATTTCGTATTTTTGTGCTTCATGTCCAGTTGCAAAAACTGTACCACCAGCATCTGAATAAAATTCTATAACTTCACCAACTGCAAAATCAGCTGCATCAAAAGCGTCCATTGTAATTGTTGCTTCGGCTGCACTTGCACTTGCATCGTTAACTTGTTTATTTGACATTTCTGAAAAGTTGTTTTTATCACAAATGTCTATTTTAATTCCGTTTGCGTGTATACCAGCCGTTCTTGCTGACCAAGTACCGTGAGTACCTTGTCCATCTGCAAAAGACTCTTGATAATGCAAAGTGTTTCTGATTAAGATACCAGAACCACCAGAAGATGCATTTTTCAATGCGCTTTCAGTTCTTACAACTCTTAGTGAATTTGAATACTGTAAAAAGTTTGCAGCTGTGAAAAAATACTCAAAATTGTTTGCATTTGGTTTACCAAACACTTCAACGAGTTGTTTTTCGGAACTGATACTTGTTATTTCACTTACAGGCCCTTTTTCAAAGGGGCCGCAAACAGCACCAATAGTTGTAGAAACAGCAGGAACAATATTCGTTAGGTCAACTTCTTTGACTTGTACGCCTGGAGAAACTTGAAATCCCATATTTCTACTCCTTATATAGTTTTATTAATCTACTACAACTATATTTATAAAAAATCATTTTTTGTATGTTTGTTTTTATACCAAGTCTAAATATAAATATGAGTGAACATTATCAAAAATACCGTAATACAATACGAAAAGTTGCACGAAGACATCGTAGATTAAAAGATAAATGGATTAACGAACAGTTAAGAGATAAATCTTGTAAATATTGTGGTGAATCTGAAATAGTTGTATTAAAATTTTATCCAGATGATAGAAAGATTCGTGCAGATTCTAAAAAGAAAAGTTTAAAAAAAGATACTAGAAAATTGTTATTAGAACAAATAGATAACAATGTAATAGTTTGTCATAATTGTTTTTTAAAAAAAGATAATGATTTGATTGATGAAGATGCATTTACCAATTTGTATCATACTTCCTAATAACTGGTGTCCACCTCTCACCATATTCATCTATTTGTGGTATAGGGTCATCAATACCGTTATCTAAAAATCCAAATGGTGCAAGGTCTTGTTCTAACTGATTTTGACTTTCTGCAAACAACTTAGCTCTAACATCACTATCAGTAAGTTCTTTGAAGTAAGTTTGTCCAGATAACCACGCAAATAATACACAACACATCATTAAATCATCGTGGTGTCCTTCTTCTGCTTGATATGACTGTCCATGAAGAACAAATGAAGACATCTCTGCAACTATATCATAATCTTCTAATATAATCTTATTAGACTCTACCATTGTTTTTAGATTAGAACAACCGATTTTTTTGACTGCTTTAGTTGTTCTCACACCAAGTTGTGATTTACCACCACTAAATCCACCACCAACTATTTGACCAGCACGACCTCTCATACTTGCCATAATTAGATTATCATATTCTAAATCAAATTGTAATGCATTTGCAACTTGGTCACCTATATCATTTACTTCTACTAAAACAAATGCTTGATTGTATGCAAGTGCAACATCTTTAATAATATTAGGAAATAACATAGGTTTTATTTCATTATTTTTATATTTTGCAACCATACGATATGGTAATTGAGATACATCAACAACTATAAATGCAGATGCATCACCTTGAATACCTCTTGCTACATCTGCAACAATTACATATGTTCTACCTTTTTTAGGTTTTTCATATACATCAAGACCAGCATTAGATGTTAAAGGTGTTCTTAAAGGTATTGTTTTTATTTTAGATGCATTTATTAAAGTATTTGTAGAACCTAAAAACTCACACTCAAATTCTTTTTGAAACTGTGCTTCACTTGTATTTGCAACCGTTTCTTTTTTCCATTTTTCATCTCTGCCTGGTACTTCAGACCAATGAACTTCTATCGGTATATAAGAATTCTTTTTTGTTTCTGCATCAGTCCATAATTTATAATACATATTCATACCATTTGGTGTTGATACAATAATCACCTTTGTAGATTGACCAGATGAAATAGTAGGATAAACTGAACTAAAAAACTCTTCTGCAATATTTGTAGGTACAAACGCAAACTCATCTAAAAATATCATATTGTATGAACCACCACGAACTGCACTTGATGATGTTGAGGCTGCAACTATGCGTGAACCGTTCTCTAATTCTAAACTACCTTTATTCCATGATAGTATTCCTTGTTGTAACCATTTAGGTAAATGTTCATATGCAAGTTGTAGTCTAGATAAAATATCTCTTGCAGTTGCAGCTTTGTTTGCAAGTATAGCAACATTCATATTTTGATTAAATAAAACATAATGTAATATATACGAAACCATTGTGGTTGTTTTACCAGATTGTCTAGGTAGTTTACAGATTGTAAAACGATTGTTGTGAAATGTACCAACCATTTCTTTTTGAAAAGG